GTGAAAGAAAAGCAGGAGCAGGGTGACTGGTACGACATTATCAGGCGTTCAGACGGCAAGCTTATTGGATCTATGCCGTTTGAAAGCCGATGTCTCGTCTACACCAGGAATGGTCTGGTGTCGTGCCGCCCGCTGCTGGAGGACGAAGGGATCTTCAATCTGTCGTCCGGAACCCGTTTTCTTCGCCGCCTCGGCTACCGCGTCAATCAACCCTCTGATATTATGATATCAACGGACTGAACACCCGTTGACCTGATGCGCCACGGAGAACACCATGGCGCAGTTACAACTCATCAAGAATTCTGCAGGAACCCTGATCCCCGCATCGCCGGAGACCAGCGAATTACTGCAATCAAAAATCAAGCTCGGCGCCGTGCTGGTGGCCGACTTCAAACAGGTCCGTAACCCGGCCTTCCACCGTCGCTTCTTCGCTCTGCTGAATCTCGGCTTCGAATACTGGGAGCCAACCGGCGGGGCTATCTCCTCCAACGAACGCAAGCTGGTGACCGGCTACGCCAAATATCTGGCTTCGTTCGGTGGGAGTGAAACCGCGTTGCTGGATGCTGCCGAGCAATATCTCGAGCAGGTGGGCAGCCGCCGCATCACCAATGGCATCAGCCTGTGCAAATCCTTCGACGCGTATCGCGCCTGGGTCACCATCGAATCCGGCCACTACGACACCATCCAGCTCCCTGACGGCACCCTCCGGAAACACCCCCGCAGTATCGCCTTCGCAAATATGGACGAGACCGAGTTTCAGCAGCTCTACAGAGCCGTGCTCGATGTTCTGTGGCGCTGGATATTGTCGCGCGCATTCAGGGACCAGCGCGAGGCCGAGAACGCCGCTGCGCAGCTGCTGAGCTTCGGAGGCTGACCAGATGGCGAAATCATGGTTCCACTACACCGAATGCACAACCGAGCAGGCCGATGAACTTCAGCGGCAGTACCAGCGCCGGGGCGTAGCTGTAACGCGCAGCCTGAATCCTGGCTACCAAACATGGACCGTCAGCGTAGAGCGGCAGGAGGTTAAGTACCTCGAGCCAACGCCGCGTACTTTCCGCCAAAAGGTCTGGGGGTGAGCATGGCTGATTTACGCAAAGCAGCACGCGGTCGCGAATGCCAGGTGAGGATCCCCGGCGTGTGCAATGGCAATCCGGAAACATCCGTTCTGGCGCATATTCGCCTCGCTGGTCTGTGCGGTACCGGCATTAAGCCGCCCGACCTGATCGCCACCATCGCATGCAGCAGCTGCCACGACGAAATAGACCGCCGCACCCGCCTGGTGGATGCGGAATATGCAAAGGAGTGCGCGCTGGAAGGTATGGCCCGCACGCAGGTTATCTGGTTGAAAGAGGGACTGGTGAAGGCATGAATACCTACAACATCACGCTGCCGTGGCCGCCGAGCAATAACCGCTATTACCGCCACAACCGCGGGCGCACCCACATCAGCACAGAAGGTCAGGCCTACCGCGACCGCGTAGCCCAAATCATCAAAGACGAGATGCTGGATATCGGCATCACCGCGCCGGTAAAGCTCCGCATTGAATGCCACATGCCTGACCGCCGCCGTCGGGACCTGGACAACCTGCAGAAGGCTGTATTCGACGCTCTGACCAAAGCCGGGTTCTGGCAGGACGACCAGCAGGTTGACGATTACCGCGTAAAACGGATGCCGATCATCAAGGGCGGCAAACTGGAATTGACCATCACCGAGCTGGAGCCAGCATGAAACCAGAACTGACCGAATCGCTTCGCATGCGATGGCTGCGCCTCCGCATTTATCGCCGCCCGGGTACGGTGCTGGTGGACTATCGCATCCTTCGTAACTTTATTCGCATTTACCTGATGGCAGGAGCCGCAGCATGAACCTCGAAAACACCGTGAAATACCACTTCGCAAAGTCCACGATGATTAGCGACTCCCCGCGCGCTACAGCATCAGATTCACTAACCGGTACGGATATCATGGCTGCCATGGGCATGACGCAGGAACACGCTGCCATGGGCTACAGTGCTTTCCTCGGAAAGATGGGGATCAGCAATAACGACAGGGAGCGGGCGATCGCGCTGCTGGCCGAGTACGCGCTGAGCAAATGCGATAAGGTCGCCGCGCTGCGTAAGCTGGATGCCGCGGTTAAGCCGCTGGTGATGCGCCAGCTGGCCGCCTTCGCTTTCGAGGATTATTCCCGTAGCGCCGCCAGCGTTAAGCAGTGCGATTGCTGCGCGGGGCAGGGGTTCATTGAGGCTGATGTTTTCACCAATAAATACCGCAAGCCGGAAGGTAAGATGATCGTGGCCGGCATGGTGAAGGTTCAAGAGACCGTTAAAGTGCTGTGCAAAAAATGCAATGGCGCAGGTCAGGTCAGCGCAGCATGCAGTGACTGCCGGGGGCGCGGTAAAGCGGTAAATCAGAAACTGACTGAGAAGCAGGGCATGCCGGTCCTGGCCGACTGCAAGCGCTGCGGCGGGCGTGGCTATGAGCGGATCCCTTCAACTGAGGCATATGCGGCTGTTTGCCAGATTACCGATGCGATCTCTGTTGCTACTTGGGAAAAGTCGGTTAAGCGGTTCTACGACCAGCTGATCACTAAATTCGACATTGAAGAGGCGTGGGCAGAGGCGCAGCTGAAACAGATAACGCGATAGCGCTCACGGAAATAGCTTACGTTTCAAGCGAGGGCTATTTACTTTTCCGGAATCTGTGTTAATTTCTTACTAACGATGGGCTTTATATGTCCAGAGTTAAAAACTCTGAACCTCGCTACTGCGGGGTTTTTTATTATGAAGTAACTTGTAAATTAAATGTATCTTTTAAGATGCAAGCCACGTACAGTGCGCGGGTGGTGAATCCCCCTAAGCGGTGGGGCGACTAGACTGGGAGGTGAATGACGCGATTCTGTGGTCTAGCGCAGGATCACCGGGAGGCACCCGGCACTACAGTCCCATTACTACAGATTTCTAAGGCTGCCGATTGGTGGCCTTTTTGTTTTCCATGACCCAAGCCAGCAGAGCACCGTTGGTCTTTTTGTTCATACTGAATAAATATACAGATAAAAATAGCTTTATGGCAGGAAGAAGACTAGGCTGTGACCGTGATGAATCCCCCTATGCGGCGGGGCGACTAGACTGGCAGGTGAGTAGAACGCGGTTCTGTGGTCTGGCGCAGAGTCACCGGGAGGCACCCGGCATCACACCCACTTATGCACTTCTTTGTCCGGCCCTGATGTAAGTTATGTGGCTCACAGCAAGCCTGGATTCCGGTTTACATATCAGATAATGTCATCTTGATGAGTTCTGTCAGAGCTTGCAGAGGACAATGATTATGGAAGAAGGATTTTACTGGATACAGCACCAAGGGAAGGTCCAGGTTGCCTACTACACCCACGGAGAAACCGAAGACCTTGAAACGGGTAAGACCGTAACCGGTATCTGGCACCTGACGCAGGGGGATCCCATTTGTGATAATGGTGAAGCAGAAGTTCTGGAAGGTCCTCTTACACCATCATGAGATCGTTAGTCGTTTCGGAATTTGATGAAGGTAGTGGTTATTCGAATGCGTTCCCTGTAATTACAATTTAGGCGAATTTGGAATAACGCTCCTATTAACTGGCATCATCGCACTCCTGTAACCAGACTTAGTTTTCTGCTTACGACTGAAAGGAGCGAAATATGCCAATTAACCATGCTGAATGCATCGAGGCCTGCTACAAATGCGCGGCTGCCTGTGATTATTGTGCTGCTTCATGTCTGAAAGAAGAACAAGTGGATATGATGCGTGAGTGCATAAGACTCGATATGCAGTGCGCGAATATTTGTCGGCTCGCAGCGCAATTTATGACCTTTGATAGTGAATTTGCCAAATCGCTATGCCGTGTCTGCGCAGAAGTCTGTCAGAAATGCGGTGAAGAATGTGGGAAGCACGAAGCGGAACATTGTCAGAAATGCTCTGAAGCTTGCCTTCGTTGCGCAGAAGCGTGCCGCTCGATGGCTTAATGGAACTTGCTTCCAGTTTTCTGTTTGAGCATCGACACTTTAGAATTCTGACAAACTTTTGCTATTGTTAAGAGTCAGGTGAATCCCCCTGTGCGGCGGGGCAATCCAGTTAACTGCTAAGTGCAGATATGCTTGCGGCTCGTATAACTGGTAACGAGTCACCGGGAGGCACCCGGCACCTGTCTTAGTATCAATACCTGGGTTTAGTATTGCCTGCTTGCAAAAGCAGGCTTTTTTTATATGCGCTTCGTTAGTAGTGCTATTATTTAATCGTAACCAAGTCATAACCATTAACCGGAGCTCCTGACCGGTCAGTAATGCTGCTCGACACAGTTGCAATACGGATGGTGGCTGGGGAACATACCTACCTACTTAGATTTAAACTCAGTTAGGCCCGCTGAAAATGCGGGCCTTTTTTTATCTCAGGCTCCCGGAACTCCCATCACTCGTCTTGTCGTTAATTCGTCCGGAGAGCCTGATCCCAACTACACACAGCACCCCGGAATTATCGGAGGTGAGAGATGTTTCGAATGGACAAAATAACCACCGGCGCAGCTTATGGCGCCTCTGCGGGGAGCGTGTTGAACGGCATTCTTAACGCATACAGCCCTGAGCAGTGGAACGCCATTGGCGTACTGGTGGGCATAGTAGTTGCTGTTCTTACGTACCTGACAAATTTGTACTTCAAAATCCGCGAAGAAAACCGTCGCAACAGGAGCCAGCATGAACCCGACATTGAGGAATAAGCTGGTTGCCGCGATTGCTGGAGGTTCGGGAGCCATCACGATTGCAGCGGTTATGCTGGGCAATGCTGACGGACTGGAAGGGCGAAGGTATTACGCCTACCAGGATGTGGTTGGCATATGGACCGTATGCGACGGACACACTGGAGCTGACGTTCGGCGCGGTCACCGCTATACCGACCGGGAATGCGATACCCTATTGCAGTCAGACCTGCGCAAGGTGGCAGCGGCCATCGATCCGTTGATTAAGGTTCGTATCCCTGAGACCACCAGGGCGGCGCTTTACTCGTTCACTTATAACGTGGGCGCTGGCGCGTTTGGCAAATCAACGCTGCTGAAAAAGCTGAACTCCGGTGATGTAGCTGGTGCCTGCAAAGAGCTGCAGCGCTGGACGTACGCTGGCGGGCAACAGTGGAAAGGCTTGATCACCCGACGCGAGATAGAGCGCTCAGTCTGCGAGTGGCAGCAAAAGCCGCAGCTGTTTGACGGTGGCGCCGGGCCGCTTAACCCGGGTACTCCACCATCAGCCCCGGGAGTGTTCTGATGAAACTCCACTATCTCATTGCGATCGCAATATTCATTCTCTGCCTGTTCGGCGGGGCATGCTGGTCAGCCTGGTATTACAGCGATAAAGCCAACCGGGAAAAGGCCCGGGCGGACAGCGCAGAACAGCAGGCCGAATCGTCAAACATCGTCACCGCCAACGTCATTCAGGCCGTTAACATCATCAACGCTATTTCAGAGGCCAACCAGGATGCAAAGAACCAGATCACACTGGAGTCACAGAGAGCCCAGGCAGATATCAAAGTGGCTGTTGCGAATGATGACTGCGCTCATCGGCCTGTGCCTCCTGCAGCTGCTGACCGGTTGCGGGAATACGCGGACAGTGTACGTGCCGGTGCCGGTGGTACCACTCCCGGCAAACCTGACAGCTGAGACGCAGCAACCAGCCATTCCCGACCCGCTGACCTACGGGGCCAGTTTGGAGCTAAATGTCAGCCTGCTGTCGGCGCTGGGCCAGTGCAATTTGGATAAAGCCGATATAAAACGCATTGAACATCAGCAAAAAAATGAGGAAAAGAGAAAATGATCTTTTATCTTTTCTGTTGCTTTTTTTGCTTTGCGATTGCGTTCAGCGATTTTTTTCCAAAATGCCACTTGCTCACTTTCAAGCAATCCTGTTTTGCACCAAACAGCAAAGTGTTCGCAGTTATTGAAGAGCAGGCTGTATTGTTGCTCGCCAATCTCCTTTCGGGCTCTTTCAACAACTTCGTCAGGACTGAATAGTTCGTATAGGAACTCTCGGGTTTCATATTTTTGATCCCACATTTGAGTTATGAAATCAGTTATGGGTAAAACAATTGCTCCTGTACTTGCTGGTGTGAAAGTCTTCTTCCCTGAGTAACTTGATGGGAATTTAACAATTTCAAATTTCGTTTCACCCCTGAGAAAATGTGATAAATGTGTAGCCTGAATCTTCAAGTCTGAACCGACATCAGAATCTAAGGATGTGTAATGGATTACTTCATCCTGGGAAACATATACGGCCCAGTGCCAATAATTTTTGATACGGCCCTTTCTTCTTATTCGAAGAATATCCCCGCTGCATGGAACCTTACGACGCATAGAAGAACTCCTTGTAATGTTATAAATAACATATCAGAGACCTATAGCTATCACCATGGGCGGACCCATCGTAATGGCGACTTGGCTACACTCTCTTACCATCAACCGTAACGCTGGCATCAGCTGAGCTGTTAGGGATGTAAATTTTGACCTTAGAGCCACTTTCGGTAATCACCTCAATAGTCACAGATGTTGGCGGTGCGCCAGTATCATCGCTTGTGAAGGCAGTAACGATATCTTCTGAGGTTTTATCCTCAATGATTGGCATAAGGTCGCCGTTAACCAAGCCAGCGTAAATCTTCACGTTGCCCATAGGCATCTCCCAAAGGTATTTAAATGGCACTCACTGACAAACAGGATATGTTCTGTCGCGAGTACCTCATCGATTTAAACGCCACTCAGGCAGCAATTCGTGTGGGGTACAGCGCTAAAACTGCTAACCGTACCGCCACAAAGTTGCTGTCAAAAGCTGTCATTCAAAACAGGATTGCTGAACTCAAAGCCAAGCGCAACGAAGATGTGGGTATTGATGCCGATTATGTGCTCCGGCGCTTGGTTGAAATCGACCAGATGGACGTTCTGGATATTCTTAACGATGACGGCAGCCTTAAAGCTATCAGCCTATGGCCCAAGTCGTGGCGAACGACGCTCACCGGGCTGGATATCAGTACCACCATTCAGAACTTCGACGAGGAGACGGCGGAAACAATCCTCAAAAAGATTAAATGGCCTGACAAGGTTAAGAACCTTGAGTTGCTCGGTAAGCACGTTCGCGTGCAGGCCTTCAAAGAGCAGGTTGAGCAGAAAGTCGTAGCGACCCACAACGTCATGCTGGTACCGACTAGCGACAACGTGGATAGCTGGGAAGCGGCAGCACAGAAGCAGCAGAGCGAGGTTCTTGGTGGATGAATTACAAAGCCGTCTGGAAACCTCTGCCGGGATCGCAATCGCTCTCACTGAGCTGCCCCTGTAACGAAATTCTCTACGAGGGAACGCGCGGTCCGGGTAAAACTGCCGCGCAGCTGGCGCGTTTCCGTCGCCTCGTTGGCCTGGGCTATGGCTCGTTCTGGCGTGGCGTGATATTCGATACCGAGTATAAGAACCTTACCGACATCATCACCCAGTCGAAGCGTATGTACCGCCTGTTTAACGACGGTGCGCGTTATCTGGCGTCAGCATCTGAGCTGCGCTGGGTGTGGCCTACCGGTGAAGAGCTGTTGTTCCGCTTCGGGAAGGAAGAGGGCGACTACTGGGACTATCACGGTCAGGAGTTCCCGTTCATTGGCTTCAACGAGCTGACCAAGCAGCAGTCTGGTGAGTTCTACGAGATGATGTTCTCCTGCCGGCGCTCATCGTTCAGGCCGGAGAATTACCCACGGGAAGATGGCTCGCTGCTGAGGCCGATCCCACTGGAGACGTTCAGCACCACAAACCCGTTTGGCATTGGCCACACCTGGGTTAAGAAGCGCTTCATCGAGCCAGCGCCGCGCGGCACCATCATTCGCGAGACGCAAAAGGTGTTTAACCCGCAGACCGAACGCGAAGAGGACGTGACGCTTACCCGTGTTGCGATTCACGGCTCGTTCAAAGAGAACCCGTATCTGGATCCCCAGTACATAGCCACACTTATGGCCATCAAGGACCCGAACCGGCGCAAAGCATGGGTCGAGGGCTCATGGGATGTCACCAGCGGCGGGCGCTTTGACCATCTATGGAATGCCTCGCATCACGTCATTAAGCCGTTCCGCATTCCGGATAGTTGGACAGTTGACCGCTCCCACGACTGGGGTGAGTCGAAACCGTTCTCAAACCTTTGGTGGGCGCGTGCCGACGGCACCGCCGCCGAGCTGCCTGATGGTCGCCAGTTCTGCCCGCCGGCTGGGTCGCTGATCCTGATTGGCGAATGGTATGGCTGCCCGCCTGATGAACTGAATAAAGGCCTGAATATGTCATCCACAAACGTCGCAAAAGGTGTGGCTTGGGTGGATAAGCGGCTGGTGGGCGAAGAGCTTGCTGAGCCCGAGGAGATAAAACTCAACGGGGTAACTCAGGGGCAACTAAACATTATGCCCGGCATCTGCAAGAAGGTAGTTCCCGGCCCTGCTGACGGTGCGATCTACAACACTGGCGATGACGAACTCTCCATTGCACAGAAAATGGAATCGCAGGGCGTCAAATGGGTGCCTTCCAATAAAAAACCGGGATCGCGCGTGAACGGCGCGGCGCTATTTGCTGACATGCTCGAGGCCGTGATTGAAGGTAAAAAGCTGGAATCAGGCATGCCTGAGAAGCCAGCCTTCTACGCATTCGACTATTGCCGGGGCTGGATTAGCCGTGTGCCGGTGCTCGTTCGCGACAGTAAGAACCCTGACGACGTAGACACCCAGCAGGAAGATCACGACTGGGATGGCACGCGCTACGCCGTCCTGCATTCACCGCCGAAGAAAGTCGGCAAAGTCACCAGCCTGAGGCTCTAACTCCATGCCTGATATTTCAACACCCAATCTGGACTATGGGAACATGGTGCAGGCGTGGGACATTAACGACGCCCTGATGGGCGGCACGCTGTACATGCGCCAGCTTGGTGAGGCTTATCTGCCGCGCTGGCCGAAAGAGGACAAAGAAGATTACAAAAAGCGCCTGGCGGTGGCCACGCTACTTCCTGCCTACGAAGAGACGATCAACCAGAACGTCGGGCGCGTATTCGCTGAACCAATCCAGTTGGGCGAAAACGTGCCGGACCAGCTGCGTGAGTTCGCGAAAGACGTGGACCTTGAAGGCACCCGCCTCGATGTATGGGCGCAGGCGTTCTTCAGCCTGGCGATGCAGTACGGTCTGTCCCATGCGCTGGTGGACTATCCGCGTGTGGACGCAGAGCAGGTCAGGACGAAAGCTGACGAAAAGGCGACCGGCGCGCGCCCGTACGTCACCATGCTGAATCCCCGCCAGGTGATCGGCTGGAAGTCGAAGATGACCGGCGGTAAGGTCGTGCTCACGTCGCTGCGCATCAAAGAGGTGGTGGTCGAGGATGGTGACGATTTCGGGCAGACAAAGGTCGAGCAGATTCGACTGCTGACGCCCGGGCATGTGCAGATTTACCGCAAGGCCACTGGTACTGATGGCCAGGTGGGCTGGGCGCTGCATGAAGAGTGGCAGACCTCCCGCCGGGACATCACCCTGGTCACGCTCTACACCAAACGCACCGGTTTTATGTGCGGCTCACCGCCGCTGCTCAACATGGCGCTGCTGAACGTCAAGCACTGGCAGAGCCAGAGCGAGCAGGACAACATCCTGCACGTCGCCCGGGTGCCCATCCTCACCGTGTTCGGGCTGGAGGAGGGGCAGGAACTGGTAATTGGTTCTTCATCTGCGGCAAGTTTCAATGATCGGCAGAAACAGGGCCTCGAGTACGTCGAGCACACCGGCTCCTCCATTGGCGCTGGCAAAGAGTCGCTGGCTGAGCTGGTGGAGCAGATGCGCCAGGCTGGCGCGAAGCTGCTGCGCACCGACAATACCTCGACCAAGTCCGTAGACCAGACCTCAGAAGAGAAGATGCAGGAGCAGTCCCCGCTCTACACCATGGCAACCAGCCTGGAAGACGCGATCGACAACATCCTGCAAATCATGGCCGAGTACATCGGGGAGAAAGACGGCGGCAGTGTCGATGTCCGCACTGAACTGGATGTCGAGTCGAAAGAGTTCAACCCTCCGGCGGCGCTGGCTATTCAGTCCCTGCGTCAGGGTGGTGACCTCCGTCGTATTGATGCCATTAAAGCCCTGCAGAAGCTCAACCTGATTGACCCAGATGCCGACCCGGACAAAGTGCTGAGCGAATTACTGACCGAGTCGGCCTCACTGACAGAACCGCCACCGGGCGAGGTGTAATATGGCCAGGTCCGTTAACGATCGCCTGCAGGACGAGACGATAGCGCATGGCCTGTATGTGACCCGCTATGGTAATGGCGTTGCCCGGCGCATGGTGGCGTTGCTGAGCAAGATGGATAATGACCTGGCGGCCAGGCTGCTGGTGCTACTGGACGGCAAGCGTGCCGACACCTACAGCGCCCGCCGTCTGGCTTCGCTGCTGGCTGGCGTACGCGACCTGAACCAGCAGGCCTACGAACCGGTCAATGATGCGCTGGCGCGGGAACTGACGCGCTACGTTGAGTATGAGGCAGGGTATCAGTTGGACCTGTTCAACAGCATCATTCCTGAGCAGATACTGAAACACGTTCCACTGCAAAGCATCGCACCCGAGCAGGTTTATGCCGCGGCAGTGGCGCAGCCTTTCCAGGGGCGATTGTTGAAAGAGTGGGGGCGGAAGCTTGAAGCCGACCGGCTGGACAAAATCACCAACGCTGTGCGCTCCGGTTTTCTCCAGGGCGAAACGGTAGAGCAGATTGTCCGGCGCGTAGCGGGTACGCCTCAGCGTAAGCGTGAGGATGGGGTGATTAATGCTTCCCGACGCGACCTGGCAGTGGTGGCCCGTACCGCAGTGAATCACATGGCCGCCACTGCGCGTCAGGAGTTCGCCCAGGCCAACAGCGATATCGTGAAGGCCAAACAGTGGTCCTCAACGCTGGACACGCATACCAGTCAGTGGTGCATCATCCGCGATCGCAAACTCTACTCGCTCGAGGGTAAGCCATTGGGGCATGAAATCCCGTATTTACGCGGACCTGGAAAAATTCACTTCTGCGCGGTACCCAAAGGGACCATTATCACAACTGACAATGGCCCTAAAGCGGTAGAGCATATCGAACTTGGGGATATGGCTTTAACCCATAAAGGGCGCTTTGAGCCGGTCATGCAGAAGGTCAGAAAGGCTGCTAATGGTCTCCCTGTCATTAAGATCCAGGATGATACCGGCAGGGTTCTTTTGATAACGCACGATCACCCGGTATTGACGCTTAAAGGATGGAAATTTGCAGGAGCTCTCAAAGTTGGGGACAAACTTTTCCATCATGGAAAAGAGGTGGTGCCAGTAATCAACGGAAGTTGCCTTGTCACATCTCATGCGCAAGATTACCCAGCCAGACTCCGCCAGACTCTCATCGCGCTTCTGAGAACGACCGAGCTTGTGCCCGCCGACGTCGATTTCGATAGCCACGCCGAGGGATGGGATCGCAAAGTCGAGCAGATAGTGTTCGAAAAGGTGCTGGTGAACCCATCTATCATCATGGGAGAGAGCGAGAAGCATCATTTGCTCGCGATCGCTAATCTTCTCTCTGAATTGGGGTTGCAGCGTTTTGGCTATTTTCTCCCGGTATTCATGGCTAACGTGGCGACTCTTCATTCGCTCACTGACTCTCTCGAAATGACCATTGGCAAGATTGGTTGCCTTGATTCTTTCCACGACATCTCTGCTTTGAGTGGGGTTGTTCGCGGTCATGCGAGCGGAGTGGGCGGCCATGACATCGCTGCTTTCCTTTCTGAGCCCAAAGAAGTGGTGATCGGCTCCGCTGTGGTAGGTGGTAATTCCGCGGTCGATGCTGACACGCTGCTGCTCAGCTCTGGTACGCCTTCTGATGCCGTGCTTAATGGCTGCTCGGGAGACAACACCATTACCGAGCCCGTACAGCCTTTCGATTTCACGCAAAGAAAGGCCCTTGCCCCAATGCTCGAACTGGATGAGGAATGCGTAATCAATAACTTTTCTCATGGCACCATTGAATCCATTTCTGTTGTCGATAATAGGAATGAATTATACGACCTTTCTGTTGGTGAGGCTAATTCATACTTCGCTAACGGTTTGCTCGTCTCAAACTGCCGCTCCGGCGAAATCCTGATTACCAAATCGTGGGCCGAGCTGCAGATAGCCTCTGGCGAGCTGAGCAGCGCTACGCGCGCCTCGATGGACGGACAGGTACCAGCGCATACCAGCTATGCCGAGTGGCTTACCCGGCAGCCGTACGCACGGCAGGAGCAAGTGCTCGGTGTCACCCGCGCCATGATGCTGCGTGATGGCAAAATCACGGTGCCGGAAATGTTCAATGATGCCGGGGAGTTTCTCACCCTGGACGAACTGCGCCGCGTGGATGCGTCGGCATTCGAGTAATACAAACCTCATCAATATCAGGCTGCCTTCGGGCGGCCTTTTTTATGCCTGCCGCTGAGCGGATGCGACGCGGTGAACGGGTCGGATGACCTATTACCAATGGCCGGAAGGCTGGAGCAAAACAATGAAACTCAAACTTGATGCTAACGGCAATGTGGTCGTTGAAAACGGTATGCCTGTGTACATCCATGATGATGGCAAAGAGATCCCGTTCGATGCAGCCGCAGCGATGACCAAAATCACCTCTCTAAACGGTGAGGCTAAAACCCACCGTGAGGCGAAGGAGGTGGCGGAAGCCAACCTCGCGAAATTCGCTGGCATCTCCGACCCGACCAAGGCGCTCGAGGCCCTGGATATGATGACCAAAATCGACCAGAAAAAGCTGATCGACGCTGGCGCCGTTGACCAGGTGAAGGCCGAGATCACCAAGGTATACCAGCAGCAGCTGGACGAAGCGAACGGCAAGACCAAACAGCTCGAAACCCAGCTCTACGACGAGATGATCGGCGGCCGCTTCGGTGGCTCGAAATTCATCTCCGAAAAGATGGCGATCCCGGCTGAGTTCGTGCGTTCTCACTTCGGCCAGAACTTCAAAATTGAAGACGGCAAGGTCGTGGCCTACGACGGCCAGGGCAACAAGGTGTTCTCCCGCACCAAACCCGGCGAACTGGCTGGCTTCGATGAAGCGCTGGAATCTCTGGTCGAGTTGCATCCGCAGAAAGACTACATCCTCAAAGCGTCCGGTAACAGCGGCGGTGGCTCCCACCAGTCGCAGCATCAGGCCGGGCAAAAAACCATGAAACGCGGTGCGTTTGACGCTCTTGATGGCGCAGGCAAGCAGGCTGCGCTTAGCGACGGCGTCAGCATCGTCGATTAATCGAAAGGATATTTAGAATATGAGCAATACGCTTACTGGGTTGATTCCTACTCTGTACACCGCACTGAACCGCGTATCCCGCGAGCAAGTGGGCTTCATCCCTGCCGTGGCGCGCAACGCGAAAGCTGATGCTGCGGCTAAAGACCAGACCGTCACCGCGCCGGTGGCACCAAAAACCACCACCGTCGATATCACCCCTGCAGCGACCGCCCCGAACGATGGCGATCAGAACATCGGTACCGTGGATGTCAAAATCACCAAATCCAAAATGGCCCCGGTCAAATGGAACGGTGAAGAACAGCTGGCTATCGGGCCGTCAGGGAATTACGACGTCATCCTGGCTGACCAGTTTTCCCAGGCCTTCCGTGCACTGAGCAATGAGATGGACGCTGACCTGGCGGCACTGTACTACAAATCCTCTCGCGCTGTCGGTGCGCCGAAAGATACGCCGTTCAGCATTAAAGACGATCTGTCTGATGCAGCGCTGGCTCGCCAGATTCTGGTTGATAACGGTGCGCCAACTACCGACCTGCGTATGGTGCTGGGCGGTGAGGCGATGGCCTCCATTCGTGGTAAGCAGTCCGTGCTGTTCAAAGCGAATGAAGCCGGAACCGACCAGTTGCTGCGCGAAGGTGTAATCGGTCGCGTAATGGGCTTCAACCTGCATGAATCCGCCAACATCAAGCGCACCGCGAAAAGCACCGCGGGTGGCTATAAGGTCAACGGCGCGAAGAAAGAAGGCGACATCATCGTCGCTATCTCTGCAGGTACTGGTGGGATTGCAGTCGGCACCGCAGTGAAATTCGACGGTGACGACAATCAGTATCTGGTGGTGGCTGCTACCTCTTCCAGTATCACCATTGGTGCGCCAGGCCTGCGTCAGGATCTGGCAGACCAGGCGGCCGTTACTGTCCTGGCTGAATTCGCACCAAACATGGCTTTCGATCGCAACGCATTCCTGCTGGCGTGTCGCACCCCGGCAATGCCAAAAGGCGGCGACACCGCCGATGATGTGATGAACGTGACCGACCCGGTATCCGGCATCACCTTCCAGATCGCGCTGTATCGCCAGTACCGCCAGGTGCGTTATGAAGTTGGTGTGGCGTGGGGCGTTGCAGCCGTGCAGCCTGAGCATTCCACCATCATCATGGGTTAACCACTGGGGCTTCGGCCCCTTTGTTTTCAGGAGGCCCAATGGCCGGATTAACCAAAGAGCAGCGCGCGCTGCGTGAGGCTGAAAAGCTTGCCACACAGAATGGTGCTGAAAAAACTCCTGCTCAGCAGGACCAGCCTGGTGTAGAGCTGGTGGTCATGGTGCGTGACATCCCAGAGTTTCCCGGCAGTCCGCTGAGCGCTGAGGTTCACCCTGACGAAGTTGATAACTGGCTGGCGCTAGACTGGCGTCTGGAGGAATAACCATGCTGGTTGCCGATCCCCATTCACCTGGCTTCAACAGTTACGCCAGCGTTGCTGACCTGCGTGCGTTCGCGGCGGGGCGCGGGTATACCGTTCCTGCCGATGACGGCGAGTGCGGCCAGATGCTGATGCAGGCTATGGACTTTCTCGAAGGGAAGAACTGGCGCGGCCAGCGCTCCAGCACATCGCAGCCGCTGTCGTGGCCGCGCATGGGCGTGCGCTTTGATGGCGTTGACCTGCCGGATGACACCATTCCGCAACGACTGGTTGATGCGCAGTGCCGCCTGGCTATGGAATCGCAGGAGATAGACCTCACGCCTTCGGTCGCAGGTGGTGGAGCAGTGACGATGGAGCGCGTCGAGGGAGCGGTTACCGTTCAGTACGAGCCGGGAACGAATAAGGCCTCACCGTCATTCCCCTGGCTCTACTCCTCGTTGCGTGGGCTGGTGGTGGGCGGCAATCAGATCCGCATCGAAAGGGGGTGATATGCCAATCGACTACCGCCGCATGCGAAACACCGCAAAGCGACTGCTGACCGAGAACGGGAAGTCTTATCCGCTTACCCGCGGTGGCGGCACTACCCGCGATCAGTTCGGCAAAGAGGTAACCACCCCGACTATCACTGCGACCGTCACTGGCGTTGTCACTGAATACTCCTCTCGTGAAATAGATGGCTCTCTGATTACTACTGGCGATAAAAAGCTGGCGGCCACGTTCGAAACGGAAGTGCGCATTGACGACCGCATCGAGATCGACGGCAAAGCATGGCGGGTGGTGCAGCCTAATCCGGTTAAGCCTGCCGATGTACTCATCTCCTACAACATCCAGCTGAGGGCGTGACTATGGCCAGCTCTGTTAATCAGCCGTTCCTGGCTGCCATTCAGTTATTTGTGGATAGTTCGAAGCAGGAGATGGATCAGGTAGTGCGCCTGACGGGCATTAAAATCCTCGCTCAACTGGTTGAGATGTCCCCGGTGGGCCAGCCGGATATCTGGCAGGTTAACCAGACCGCGACGGCGTACAACACTGCGGTGCGGGAGCATAACGCGGCCCTTCGCGATGACCCTGCCAACCTGACCAAATCGGGACGGCTTAAGCGTGGTCTGCGCGTAAATGGCTCGATGGACATCAAAAAGCCTGAGGGCTATGTCGGCGGGCGCTTCAAAAACAACTGGTATGTGGGTTTCGACAGCCAGCCTACTCAGTCCAACGATACACCGGACGCTTCCGGCCAGGGTTCAAACTCCCGTGGCATGGCGGTGCTCGAGGTGTTCAGGGTGGGCCAGGTCAGCTCGATTTACTTCACCAATAATCTGCCTTATGCGGCGGCGCTTGAGAACGGGCACTCTGGTCAGGCGCCCGGCGGCATGGTGGGTATCACTGCGCTGGACGCCGCGCAGCTGTTCCGTGAAGCAATGAGCGAGGTGCGTAATGGCCGGTGACCAGTCAATGCGGATCGCTGACCTGCTTGAGAGCCGGGTTGCGGTAATCTGCTCCTCCCTCGGACTGCCAGTGGCCTGGCCGAACATCGCGTTTACTCCCCCGGATAATGCGCCTTACGGGCGTGTTTATGTTCTGCCGGCGCAAACCGTGGGGCAGGACCTGGAAGGCCAGTTGCGTACGTACCAGGGCATTCTCCAGATCAACATCATCGCTCCTGCCGGCAGCGGAGTGACCCTGGCCCGAGGGCTGGCAAAGTCTGTTGCCGATGCCTTCCCCGAAGGGCTGCCGCTGATGGATGGTGACCTGACGGTTTATATCAACGGACCGCCGCAGGTGCGCACGCCGATACAGGATCGCCCAACATCTGCACCCAACGGCAGTAGTGGCTCCATCACCTACACCACCCCCGTCAGCATGCAGTACCGCGCTGATTACTGACCCGCCGCCTGGCGGGTTTTTTATTACCTCAATTCAGGAGAATGCAATGGCATTCGCAATCCCTAACGGGTCACGTGTGAACGTGGCCAAGGCCTATCTTGCGCCGATTGTCTTCACTGCAGCCTCCAACGCGACGGAATGCGAACTGACCGTTGCCTCTGCTGCCGGGATTCTCGCGGGCGATGTTGTCCAGGTCAGTTCTGGCTGGCTCAAACTCGATAACATGGTGCTGCGCGTTAAATCGGTAACCAGTACCAAAATTGTGCTGGAAGCGTTCGATACCACCGATACCAAGAAATTCCCGGCGGGCACCGGCGCAGGCACACTGCGCAAAATCGACTCGTGGATCACCATGCCTCAGGTCATGACGCTCTCTACCGAAGGCGGCGACCAGCAGACCATCAGTGTCCAGTTCCTGGAAGATGATAAGGCCCGTACCATCCCTACGTTCAAAAACGCCGTGGTTCAGGTCTACACCTTCGCGCATGACCCGATGCTGGCGATCTACAAGCGTCTCATCGACCTGGACGACTCCAGCGACACCACGGCGGTATGGTTCCACAACCCGCGTGGCAAAGCGGATCGTTACTACTCCGCCAAAGTATCTTTCCAGCGCGTGCCGCGTACCGAAATCAACGCGGTGGAAAGCAACGACGCGCGCATGAACTTCGAATCGGATATGCAGATTTACCCGATCGCCGATGCCTCCGCTGTGCCGCTGGCGTTCCTGACCAACCTGCCAGCCACCAAAACCCTCGCAGTTGGCGCTGCATTGGATCTGGCTGTGGTTATGCAGGGCGGCTCCGCACCTTACACCTACGTGTGGAAGAAGGGCAGCACCGCCATCCCTGGCAAAACAGCTTCGACGTTCAACATCCCATCTATCGCATCCGGCGATGCGGGCTCTTACATCTGCGAAGTCACCGACGCTGCAGGCAAGACGCTCACTTCAGCTGCTTGCGCCGTCACCGTCAGCTAACCATTTATGCCCGGTTCGCCGGGCTATTCTGAGATGAATCAATGACTCAATTCTCCCTGATCCCGAACCCAACGTTTTCAGCTACTGCCAGCATCCCACAAGCCGGGAAAGAAGACGGCAAACTGACCTTCAGCTTCCGCCATAAAACGCTTGAAGAGCTGCGCGCTCTGGACGAGCAACTGCAAAAAAAAGCCGATGGCAAAAAAGCGCCTATCGCGCCACAGGCCGACTATCTGATGGAAATCGTCGACGGCTGGGCGCTGCCGGATGAGTTCACCCGCGATAACGTGATCGTCCTCCTGCAGAACTATCCGCGCGCGTTCGACAGCATCGGCCTGGCCTACACCAAAGAGCTGATGGGTATCCGCGAAAAAAACTGAGGCAGGTCGCCGCAGCGATGTATACACCGGGACCGACACTCGCGGAGTTAGCCGCTTTTGGTTTAACGCCTGAGGACGTGGAGGAAGAGGTGGGGATCCTGCCATCCATATGGGAGGCCTTTACCGTCTTCTCCACTCTGGCGACCCAATGGCGCGTCGGTGCGAGCGGTGCGACCGGTCTTGATTACAACGTTCTCCCTTGGGTGTTTGAATTGCACGGGGTTGAGGATGCGGCGGCCTGCATGGCTGATATTCGAATCATGGAAAGCGAGGCTCTCAAAGTGATGCATAAGGAGACGGCCTGATGAGTGACCAAATCGCCTTGATCACATTGCGTGCTGACGTATCCGATCTGAAAACAGCCAGCAATGAACTAGATAAACTCGGTGAAGCCGCGGCGGGAGCCGTAGGTAAAGCCGATGACCTTAACAGTGTATTCCGCGCTGGCGCTGAGTCTGCGAAACAGGGCAGCGAAGGTCTCAAAGAGCAGCAGACTGCGCTCAAAGGCCTGCTGGAGAATATCGATCCGGTAAACAAGGCGCTGAACCGCCTGGATGAACAGCAGGCTGCGCTGCGTAACTTCCAGACCAAAGGCTTCCTGGATACCGACGATTTTCAGCACTACAACAAAATCCTGGACGATACCCGACTTAAGCTGACGGATACCGGCGAAGCAGCTGCGCGTGCCCAGGCAGAACTCGCGGCCACTCAGGCGGCAGAGAAGCAATCAGCCGCGCTGAAGAACCTGCTGGGTTCAATCGACCCGACGATCCGCGCATTCAACTCGCTGGACGAGCAGCATGCGCAGCTGGTGGCACACTTCGAAGCAGGGCGCATTAACGGCACCCAGTTCGAGCATTTCAACACCATCCTCAACCAGACGCGTGAACGGCTCTCTGGCGTGGCTGACGTGCTGCCTGAGGCGCTATCCCGACAGGAGGCCGCTGCACGCCGCGCTGGAATTTCTGTGGGGCAGTACAGTGCTGCGCTGCGCACGCTCCCGGCGCAGTTTACCGATATTGCTACTCAACTGGCAGGTGGACAATCCCCATTCCTGATCCTGCTACAACAGGGTGGGCAGATTAAGGATTCCTTCGGGGGCCTCGGTCCAATGCTCCAGGCTCTGAGGGATGCATTATTTGGCTTTAACGAAGAAAGCAGAGGGACCGCTGAATCGGCAACAAACATCAGTGATGCTGCTGAAGGTCTTAATAACACGAGTGAGGCAGCGGAAAAACTGGGGCGGGCGGGTGGTCTGCTAAATACCTTTAACCTTGCTATTGCGGGTTCTGTAGCTGTTCTGGCTGTTCTGGCGGGAGCTGCATATAGCTCATCCCAGCAGTTCGACAATGTTGCCAGATCGCTCATTTTGATGGGAGGGGCTGGCTTCTCATCAATGCAGCAATTGAATGACGCGGCAAAAGATGTTGCAGAAAATGCTGGCGCGTCCCTGGCTGATTCTGTTGATACCCTGATACAACTTAATGACACCGGGAAGTATACCGCCGACCAGATGACTAAAATCGCCAAATCCATTATGGCTATGGGCGATGCTGGCCTCGATACGAAGGCTGCACTGGCGGACTTTTCACGGCTGGCAAGCGATCCTATTAAGGCGCTGGCAAGCCTTAATCAGCAATATGGCTTTGTTGATGAAGCTATGATGAAGCACATCATCACCCTTGAAAAAACTAAGGGCAAAACAGCAGCTGCAAACGAAGCGATAACGTTGTTTGCCAGCACCATGGAGGACCGTAGCAATAAAATTGTTGAGGCCACCGATAATATCGGGCAAGCCTGGAACGGACTAAAAGCCTCCTCTTCCGACATTTTCGGCCAAATCGGGATTACAGTTCGGGCCTGGGGCAATCAAATCATTGATATCTTCAAATTGCTGAAAGCATCCATCAATGATTTGTTTCTGAATCTCACCTCGCTTGACGCTAAATTCACCGGAACAGTTGCCGGATGGGCTGAAAAAATTCCTGGTGGTGGTGCGCTGGCAAATTTCCTCGGCATGGATGTCGAGGCAATGAAAAAGGCTGGGGCTGAAGCTGACAAAGAAATCGCAGCCAATAAAAAACGCTACGATGAACTCTGGAAACGGATCTCCGCACCAAACGCGCAAGCTAATTACGAGGCTGAAGCGCGAGGAACCTCGGTCAAGGGTGAAGGGGGTACAAGTCGCGAATCGAGAGATGCAGTTTCGAAGCTTACCCAGGACTCTGCCAAAAAGACCAAAGAGGCAAGAGCTACGCTGGATGCTGGCGATCGCACCCTGGAGAACTACCGCGGCCAGGCCAGAACCCTAACGGAAACGCTCGAAACCCTGCGACAGACCGGCGATCTTCACGCCAAAAACACTGAGTTCAGCAAACAGCAATCGCATTTTGCCGAATTGGACGAGGCCGCTAAAACCCGTGCGCTGACTGCCCAGGAGAAATCTCTTCTCTCAAGTCGGGAGGCCATCCTCAACGCTGCTAAGGTTGTGGATCAGAAAAACAAGGAGGTTGAGGCCCAGCAGAAGATTAATGGCCTGGCGCAGCAGGCTAATAAGTACGTCACTCAGATGTCGGAAAAGACTGATGCCGTACGTGATAGCGCAGGCCTCAGCAGTCGCCAGACACAGCGTATGATGGAGGAGGCCCAACTTCGTCAGGGCTGGCTGAACGGAGGCGGTAAGCTTGAAGACGCTGGATATGAGAAGGAGTTAGCGGCACTTCGTAAATATTATGCTGAAGAAGATAAGTTGCGTGGCGACTGGAAATCAGGTGCTATCAGCGGCTGGAATGAGTATTTGGACGTCGCCACCAATACTTATGACGCCGTTAAAAATGTAGCCAGTTCAACCCTAACAGGCCTGAGCGACATGCTGACCGAACTTATGACTACCGGCAAAGCGTCGGTTAAAGAGTTCGGCAAATCCATGCTCAAGATGATCCTGGATGTGACAAACCGTCTTATGGTTGCCTACGCAGTGCAGGCGGCAATGGGGTGGGTTAACGGCGGGTCTGGTGGTGGCTCAACTCCGGGTGAAGCTTACGCCAATGCTGCTGCAGGTGTAACGTTCAACGCTAAAGGCGGCGTATACGATTCTCCAGGTCTCAGTAAATATGTGAATGGCGTCTACAATTCACCTCAGTATTTCACGTTTCAGGGAGCCTCTAAGTTTGCCAAGGGTGGTGTATTTGCCGAGGCGGGCGAAGAGGCGATCATGCCGCTTACGCGTGATTCCGCAGGACGACTGGGAGTCAGGGCGCAAGGTGGGGGCGGTTCGCAGCCGCAGGTCAATATTGATATCTACGTCGATAACAAGGGCAATACATCATCAAATACGTCTGGAGATGGTAATGCCGCTGCCAGAGCTTTAGGCAAGGAAATCGAAGCCAAGGTGACTGAGATCCTGGTAAGAGCCGCCCGAAGCGATGGATTACTTGGGAGACAGTTCCAGGCAAAGTAATTTCTTGGCTTAATTCCTGAGATGGGAATATCACATGTACCTGGTTACAGCCATACATCCCCTAGTTATCATGAGCTATACGATGCTAATCAAGGGGATGATAATGAAGGCGCTCAAAATTGGCCTTGTAGGGATTGTTGTTATTTATTTGTTCATCAATGCCAGTAAATCACAAGAGATAAAAAGCGAAGACATACCTGCGTTTGCTAAAAGTGAGTCAAACGCTTGGATTGCAAAAACGCTAGATAAACTAGGTGCCGACGTTATCAAAAGCTCAACCTTCTATCTGAAGCAAGAGCTGACGGAGGAGGACATTGTTAACGGCTATGTTTGCGGAACAATAACAACCGGGGAACGCTTCTTTACTGAGGTCTCGATCAATAAGCGCAAGCACACTTCTGGCATTTTCAAAAATATGATTTTTGATAAGCGCAATGCAAAAACATTTAATCAGATCTGGAACGCTGAGTGTAAGTAACCACCACACCCGACGACCACCCACCGGGGCTTTTTTGTCGTTAGTCGATTGAGATCAATGAATCAGCATTTGCCGTTGCGCCTGTGATTTCTCCTGATAGGATTAATCTTATCTTTTACTGATGGGGATAGGGATGTGAAGAAAATTCTTGTTGTTCTATTGGTGTCACTTTTCTCGCTAACAGCAACGGCTGCAAACAAACCATGCTCAGGTAAGAAAGGTGGAATATCGCATTGCTCAGGTGAAAAGTTTGTTTGTAATGATGGAACTATCAGCAAGTCTAAGAAGGTTTGCCAGAAATAGTTGTTTATAACTGGCTCCCACTATCAAATTCAAACCCGCTTCGGCGGGTTTTTTTATGGAGTAAATATGGTAGTTGAAACCTACGGCTGGCGCTCGCAGCTCGGTGCCGGGCCCATTGAATATGACCAGACGGTGCGTGCAGCGCAGTTCGGCGATGGTTATGAGCAGGTGGCCGAGAACGGCATCAACTCCACGGCCATTCAGGTGCCGATGAAGCACACTGGTACCGATGCCGAGGTAAAAGCTATCCGCGACTTCCTGCTGGCTCATACCGTAAAGGCTTTCATCATCACGCCGCCAGGCGAAGAGAAGGGGCTTTACCGGACTGTCGCTAACTCGGTGCGCAAGAACCAGATCAACAGCAAATTCGCTGAGCTGACGTTCACTATTAAACGGGCCTACGGGGTATACGCATAATGGAACTTGTTGATCAGGCCGCGAAGCTGGCACCAGGCGGCAGGGTCCGCCTGGTCGAAGTGGATGCCTCAGAGTTCAGCGGCGGGATCCACCGCTTTCACTACAGCCCGTTTCCCCATACGCCTGCCGAGATTGACGCGGCGAACGGCGACGAGGCCAGGCTGGGGCCGAAGCCCATCATCTGGGATGGCAACGCCTACGAGTTCTGGCCCTTCCAGATTGCCGACCTGGCGCTTTCAACGGATCAGGCGGCCGAGCCAAAGCTCAGCGTGTCTAACCTCGACGGCCACATCACCGCGCTTTGTCTCCAGTTTAAGGACATGGTGAATGCGAAGGTAAGCATCATTGACACCTACGCGGTTTACCTGGATGCGGTGAACTTCCCGGGCGGTGTTAATCCGACAGCAGACCCGACGATGTTCTCCCTACAGACCTTCTGGCTGGATACCAAAACCTCTGAAGATGACGAGATGGTGTCCTGGTCGCTCAGTAGCCCGGCAGACCTGCAGAACCTGGTCATACCAACCCGGCAGATCACCTCGCTCTGCGAATGGGCTCTACGCGGACAATATCGCAGCGGTGACGGCTGCACCTACAACGGCACGGCATATTTCGATGCGAAGGGTAATGCGGTAGCGGACCCGGCGTTTGATGTATGCGGGGGTTGCCTCAGTGACTGCCGCAAGCGTTTCGGCGCAGGGCTGGCAGAACCGAACACTGCCGTTCTTGATTTCGGCGGCTACCCGGCGACAGTTCTCTTCACCCGATAACCGGATATATCCATGAACAAAACCATTATGACGGCGATCCGGGCGCATGCGCTGGAGGAATCCCCACGCGAGTGCTGCGGCTTTGTCATTCAGTCAGGACGGCGCCAGCGCTATATCCCTGTGCCGAACAGCCACGAAAACCCGACCGAGCATTTCAGAATTGACGGTCAGCACTGGGCGAATGCTGAGGATGCCGGAACCATTATCCGGGTCATTCACTCCCACCCGGGCGACGGCGCACGGCCTATCCCGTCTGACCTCGATCGCCAGCAGTGTAATAACTCCGGCGTGGTCTGGGGCATCTACGCTCCGGACTGCGATGAATACGCAGAAGTAACGCCGGACGCCATACCGCTGATTGGCCGCCCGTTCATTCTGGGTTCGCACGACTGCTGGGGGCTGGTCATGGACTGGCACGCCACTCAGGGCGTGATGCTTAACGATTTCCGCGTTGATTACCCATGGTGGGAAAGCCAGTACCCGGACAACCTCTATTTTGACAACTGGGAGCGGGAAGGGTTTGTCGAATGCGACCCGGCGCCCGGCTGCATGGTCATCATGCAGGTTGAATCCGCTAAGTGGAACCACGCGGGGATCATCACAGAGGAAGGTGAGCTACTTCACCATCTATATGGCCAGCCCTCCTGCATCACGCCGTATGCCCGGGGTTACTTCAAGGACCGGACCATGATCTGCGTTCGCCACAAAGACCTGCCGCAGGAGATACAGCCATGGCGCGTTTAACCACTATCCGCCTGTATGGAGCGCTGGGAGCCCGGTTCGGGCGTGTCCATAAACTGGCCGTGCAGACATCGGCAGAAGCCGTGAAGGCACTCTGCATCAACCTGGACGGGCTGGAAAGCTACCTGATGAACGCCAAAAAGAACGGCATGACGTTTGCGGTGTTCCGCGGTAAGCGGAATATAGGGGTTCAGGACTACAAGGAGTTGGGCGGCGATAGTGACATCCGTATTGCGCCGATTATGGAAGGGGCGAAAACGGCCGGCATGTTCCAGACCATTCTCGGGGCGGTCATGGTGGTTGCCGGCATTGCAACGGGCATTCTCACTGGATGGACCGGTATCGGCGCGACGTTTGCTGCAGGACTGATAATGTCCGGTGGTTCAATGATGGCCGGCGGAATTTACCAGATGCTATCGCCGCAGCCCAAAGGCCTGCAGGGGCGCGATGACCCGGACAACAAACCGAGCTATGCCTTTGGCGGCGCAGTGAATACCCTGGCGATGGGCAATCCGGTTGCTCTGCTGTATGGCGAGCGTGAAATCGGGGGGGCGATTATCAGTGCAGGGATCGTGGCCGAGGACATCTGACGACTTCTTACTCTTCAATTAGCACCCGGTCGGGTGCTTTTTTATGGATGCAATATGGCAACGATTACTGGTGCAAAGGGCGGAAGCCAGAAGCAGCATACGCCTGTCGAACAGCCTGATTCAGCCCAATCTATGGCGCGTTGCCGTATGCTGCTGGCGCTCGGTGAAGGGGAGTTTGCTGGTGGGCTGGACGCGACCCGGATTTTCCTTGACGGCACTCCGCTGGGCAACGCCGATGGTTCGATGAACTTTGAGAATGTCTCCTGGGATTTTCGCCCTGGCACGCAGACGCAGACGCCGATCCCCGGCTTTCCTGCTGTGGAGAACGAGACCAGCATTGGCGTGTCGCTGACGAAGGTCACTCCCTGGACCCGTGCCATCAGTAATACCCAGATTGACGCAGTGCTGGTGCGTATCGGCATTACCGGTCTGCAGCAGCAGGAGAATGATGGCGATATCGTCGGCACTTCCGTCACCTATCACATCGATGTGGCGGTAGATGGCGGTGCATACAGCACTGTGCTCACCAAAACCGTAACGGAAAAGCTCAGTTCTCTGTACGAGCTGACCCACCGCATCAATCTGCCTAAGGCTAACACCGGCTGGCAGATCCGCGTGGTTCGCGATACCGCAGACAGCACCAGCCAGATGCTACAGAACAAGACACAGGTGCAGGCAATCACGGAGGTGATCGACGCGCGCCTGCGCTATCCGCATACCGCGCTGCTGTATGTGTCGTTCAACGCAAAATCCTTCAACAACATCCCGAAGATATCCTGCAAGCCGAAAGGGCGGATTATACGCATCCCGCAGAACTATGATCCGGTTAGCCGGGTTTATAACGGCACCTGGGATGGGACATTCAAATGGGGCTGGTCGAATAACCCGGCGTGGATCTGGTTCGATGTACTCACTGAGCCGCGCTTTGGCCTGGGTCGTCGGGTAACGGCAGCCATGCTGGATAAGTGGGAGCTGTATCGCATAGCCCAGCGCTGTGACCAGAAGGTGCCCGATGGTAAGGGCGGCACCGGTACCGAGCCGCGCTTCCTGTTTGACGTCTATATCCAGTCGCAGGCCGATGCCTGGCAGGTTATTAAGGATATCGCCGCTGGCTTCAACGGTATGACGTTCTGGGGCAACAACATGTTCAATGTTGTCTCGGACATGCCGGCAGACACGACGAAACTGCAGATCCTCACCCGCGCCTCGGTCGTCGGTAAGCCGAACTATTCCAGCGGCAGCGAGAAGAACCGCTACAGTTCGGCGCTGATTAACTTCAGCGACCCGGACAACCACTACCAGGATCGCACCACTGCGGTGATGTTTCCTGACCTGGTTAAGCAGTTCAAATTCAAGCAGACGCAGCTGACTGCCATTGGCTGTACGCGTGAGAGTGAGGCGCAGCGTCGCGGCGGCTGGGCGGTGTACTCCAACTATCTCGATCGCCTGATCACGCTGCAAACCGGGCTGGATGGCTTTGCCTATGTTCCCGGCACCGTGTTCGCTTTTGCGGATGAACGCTTTTCCGGGCGAGTGTATGGTGGGCGCGTTGTGAGTTACAACGCCGGGCTTAAAGCCGTTACAACCGATCGCGGGACCAGCGCCGTACCGGGCGACACGCTGATGATCCGCACACAGGGCGGCATTGTGGAAAACCGGGTCATTCAGGCGGTCAACGGCACGCAGTTAATCCTGGCCACGGCGTTTTCCTCTACACCAGCGCCAGATGCCGTTTTCGTTATCGATGCCGGACAGCTGCGCCTGCAGTATTTTCGTGTGATGAACCTGACATTCAACGACGAGGAGAACACCTACACCATTACAGGTGCGGAATACAACGCCTCGAAATATGACGCTGTCGATAACAATGCGCGCCTGGACATCCCGCCTGTCAGCCTGATCCCTACGGGTGTAGTCTCTCAGCCTGGCAACATCGTGGTGTCGAGTTATGAATCGGTGCGTCAGGGGCAGCGCATTGCGACGCTGACGGCGTCCTGGGATGTCCCGCTGGATAAAGCCGGGAAGCCGCAGGCGGATGTGATCGCCTATCAGGTTCAGTGGCGCCGCGGGAGCAGCGAGTGGGTGAACGTTCCGCAAACCGGCCTACGGAATATGGAAGTTCCGGGCATTTTCGAAGGTGATTACCTGGTCCGCGTTCGGGCGATAAACGCTGGTGGTGCGTCAAGTCTGTGGGCAACGTCAGCGCTGACCCATCTCAAGGGCCGGGTTGGTGAAGTGCCAAAGCCAGCCAACTTCAGGACAACGCCTTTGCTTTGGGGGGTACAGCTGGACTGGGATTTCCCCGCAGGCACTGGCGATACGCTGCAAACCGAGATCCAGTATTCGACGGTCTCGACCGGCGCGAATGCACAACTGTTGACGGGAGTGCCTTACCCGCAGCACATGTATCAGCAGCTGGGCCTGAAAGCCGGGGTAGGCTTCTGGTACCGCGCGCGGCTTGTTGACCGCACCGGCAACCAGTCAGCCTGGACTGACTTCATTCAGGGCAGCAGCAGCTCGGTTGCCGCAGATTACCTGGTGGATATCGATAACCAGATCAAACAGACCGACGCCTATAAGAACCTCGTTTCGGACATAGATGATCTGGGTGATGACCTTCAGTCAGCACGCGATGACATCACCGCAGTCACTACAGAGTCTGCGACGACCAAAGCGGGACTGGCGCAGGAGGTCACGGATCGTAAGAAAGCCATCACCGACGAGGCAACGGCGCGCGGGCAGGCGCTGCTGACCGAGAAGAACGAGCGCGTCGCGGATATCAGCAACGTCAACCAGACGATTCAGACCACCACTGATTCGCTGGCGCAGCAGATCGCGCAGATATCAGCCGGCACCGGCTCCCAGTTCGACCCGGCCAAAATCTGGTACTTCGATTCGACGGTGGAGGGCTGGACCGGGAACGGGACTCCCACAATCGTTGACGGGTGGATTCGACCAGCGAACCATGCCACCGATCCGTGGGTGGCATCACCGGGTTCACTGGCTATCAACTCCTCGTCCTATCGCTTCGTTAAACTCCGCATCAGGAAATTCGGTGCGCCGGGCTGGACGGGGCAGCTGCGGTGGCGTGGCACTGGTGGTTTCAACGACACCAACATGATCACCGTCGCCGAGCCTGCCTATGACGCCAACGGTATCGCAACGGTGGAGTTCGACAACATCCCGTGGCTGACCGAAACCACGATGAATCAGTTCAGACTGGACCTGTCCACTAAGCAGGATGCGACGAACTACTACCTGATTGACTGGGTGGCGCTCGGGCGGCCTACGCCCGGTGCAGGTATGGCGGCGCTGCAGCAGGAAACGACAGCACGTGTCGCTGGCGACCAGGCGGAGTCCACAGCGCGCGAGACGCTGGCGGCGCAGATCCGGGGCGGCTATACCGGTGACGATCCGTCAAAACTGGCATCGGGTCTGCTGTACACCGAACGCCAGGCGCGCATCACGGCGCAGGAAGCGGAGGTGACGGCCCGGACGGCGCTGGAAGCGACCGTTAACGCCAACAAAGCCAGCGTGACGCAGGAGCTGGCAACGCTGACGACTGAGCAGGAGGCGCAGGCCACTACGTTGTCAGGCCTGCAGACCACCGTCGGGAAAAATACCGGCGATATCACGCGCATCGATAAAACTGTCGCTGATAACAACAAAGCGCAGACCACCGCGCTGGCTGCGGTTAAGGCCACGACTGACCAGAATAAGACGGATATCAGCACGGAAACCACGGCCCGCACGGATGCAGACAGCGCGCTGGGGCGTCGTATCGACAGCCTGAAAGTGGATGTGGACGGTAACACGGCCAGCCGCGACGCCGGTATTGTCGGCAACGTCACCAATGCTCTCGCCAACTTCATGGCGTTCTCTGATCAGCGCGTCACGTTCGCCGTTGGCGAAACAAAAACGATGGCCGAGATCACCGAAACCCGGAAGACCGCCGCAGATGCCACAAGCGCTGTAGCTGAGCAGGTTACGACGCTTAAGGCCACGGTTGAGCAAAACGGCCAGACCAACGCCGCCGCCATCACGCGCATTGATAAAGCCGTTACGGATCTGGGGAGCGCTACCGCGACCAGCATTGAGCAGGTCACAGCGTCTATTGGGAAAACTAATGCCAATGTGCAGACGACCAGCGAGGCTGTTGCTGATATCAACGGCAAGCTCTCGGCCCAGTGGGGCGTTAAAGTCCAGGTGGAAGCGAACGGTGTTAAACGCATCGCGGGTATCCAGCTGGGCATTGACGGTACAGGGGCCTCAAACTTCCTGATTTCTGCCGATACCTTCGCGGTTTATAACCCGACGACGAACGGGCAGGAACTGGTGTTTGCGGCGACCGGCGGGCAGATGTTTTTGCGCTCGGTGTTCATCCAGGACGGTTCCATCGACAACGGCAAAATCGGGAATTATATCCAGTCCAGCAACTGGGACGGGACCGGTAATGTCGGCTGGCATATCAATAAATCCGGGTATGCCACGTTTAATGGCGTGACGGTTCGTGGGACGATTTATGCCACCAACGGAGAGTTCCGGGGTACGGTTTACGCTACAGATGGAGACTTCAAGGGCACCGTTTATGCGAATAAAATCGTAGGCGATGTCGTTAATATGTTCTCGTTCCCGGGTGGCAGGTATCGGGGGGATCCTGGCAAACAACAGGATTTCTATCGACAGGTTACCTGGGCGGGTGGTGTTCCATATGATGTCACTATCGCTGTACCGACATTTGTCGTATGGAATGAAAGTGATAGTTATAACGCTGCCATGGAAGCCTACGTCAATATAAACGGACGTAATATTACAGTCGCGCCTCTTGGGTTAAGGCTGTCGTATGCCGGGCCGAACAACACTCAACGCCAGGTAAACTGTTATGTACCTGTTACGGCTAGTCTGGATATTCCTGCAAATTCAGGGCCTGTAGCTATACGTGTTGGCCTGAGAGGAATAGCTAATGGCGAGGCTTATATGGACATGCAGCCATCAATGGTATTAATCACCAAAAGAAATACCCCAAACTTTTCTGGTTACTCCGGTAATTGATACGAATCCCACCCTTATAACCCAGCTCCGGCTGGGTTTTTCATTTTAAGGACATCACGAATGGCCACACTTGATGACGATTTGGCGAAAGCCGTCACGGAAGGGTTTCGCCTGGCGCAAAGCAGTATCATCAACCAGGACCTTATTTTATCGGGAACCGGCGATGTCACCGTAACCCTGGCAGACGGCTCGAAAAAGACGGGTCCCAGCTGGACGAAACTGATCGCCCAGGCGGGTGCGGCAGGAGCCAGCGCTGCTGCTGCCAAAACCTCAGAAACGAATGCAAAAACCTCTGAGACGAATGCGAATTCATCTAAGACCGTAGCGGCAAGCAGCGCTACAGCAGCCAAGACCAGCGAAACGAATGCCAAAACCTCCGAGACGAACGCAAAAACGTCTGAGACGAATGCCAAAACGTCGGAGACCAACGCAGCCGCCAGCGCCAGTAGTGCCGCAGCATCACTTGCGGCCGCACAGCTTCTGACGTCTGTACCCTATGAGGAAGCCCCATTCCCTGACGTCTGGTTGCCGCTGAATGATGACCTCCGCCTGCTGGCTGGGTTTGCGCCTTACGACCGGCTGACCATTTCCGGGCAGGTGCTGGAATTAGCAACAAAATCAGCGACCTTTACCCGGTCAACCAAAGCAACGTATATCGACAAATCCGGCGTATTACAGACCGCAGATATTAACGAACCGCGCTTTGAAAAGGCTGGGTTATTACTGGAATCTCAGGCCACAAACTTATATATAAATTCCGAGCAATGGGGAGCAGGATCGAGAGTTAACACCACGAACAACAGTGGTGACTCACCTCGTGGCGATAAAACGATGGCGCTGATAATTGAGGATACAGCGGGGGCAGAACACTACACGCAGGATCGCAATATTGCTTTGGTAGCAGGAACAACTTATTGCTTTTCCGTTTTTGTTAAGGCTCACTCCAGTCCACGCAACTTATATTTGCGTGTTGCTTCTGGTAGCACATCTCAAACTTTCTTTGATCCGGTTACAGGGGCATGGTCTGGTAATGCGGGCGGAGCTGATTATATTGATCGCGGGTTCGAGGATTTGGGAAGCGGCATTTATCGCGTATGGATGGCATTCACAGCCGCCGCAAGCCAAAGCACAGTTATTCGCCTTCAATTAGCAAACGGCGTTTCATCAAACTACACCGGTGATGGCAAGTCAGGTTTATATGTATGGGGCGCGCAGTTAGAGGACAGTCCTTTCCCTACTTCATATATCAAAACCGAGGCGTCTACCGTTGCACGCACCGCAGACAGTTGGAGCATTCCTGTTGAAAATGCCGGATATAAAACCCTTGCAACTCTGTTTAATAGGACCGTTGCAGCGGAGTTAACAGCAAAGTTTATGCCTGTGGGTGGCTATACTGAGGCTATATCTGTCCAGGGACCCAGATATGACATCGTTTGTCGACTCGATACGAATAAAATGATGCGTTCCTACCGCAGTAACCCGCTGGAGATTGCTCTAGAAAATGGGGCGTCAGGTATATTCGCATATACCATCACGGGCAATGCTGTGTCTATGTCATTTATTGGAAAGACCACTTCAGGTACCCGAACCAATGCCGATGTTAATGCGATCACGAAATTCGGTAACGTAGCCCAATCTACTGCAAGGTTCGTTTATTACCTTCGCAACTTCCGTATCTGGCACCGCCTGCTAACTCCCAACCAAATTAATGGACTCCGCTAATGAGAGACTTATATCTGCGCTTTAATGATGCCGACCAAATGCGCACGCTACTAATCGCGGCGGGGTTTGTGGATGATGAGGGGCAGGGTGGTTTATATCACCCCGATATCAGCCTGGATATCGTTGGCGTTATCACTGTCCCTGCTGAAGTTATCAATCCCGGTGAAGAAAACGAAATCATCAAATACACCACTGAACCCGGCTATCACGTCAATTTGCGGGTCATGAATGACTCGCTCGATTTATCCGGGCTGAACGACTTTGTGGTTAAACCGAAAACACCGGCTCGCGTCTGGGCGTAAGGAATTAAGTTATGGCAAACAGAATAGACACGGCTGAATTAAGCAGGGCCATTGCTGCCTGGACATCCACTATCAATGATGCGTCTCTGCCGGGGGTTGGGAGTACGGTCTATGGCGGATACATAAAGTCACAGTACACCGTAAATGGCGTTGAGAAGATATCCGCCCAGCTCCAGATCGTGAAACGCATCGAATGGAACTACTCCATTGCCAGACTGGTGGTGTTGCAAGCTGCGGGGGGTACTGACTCCGCGCAGAACAACTATTTCGACTTCATGTCCAACGGCAATGTGCAAATTCCGGGACGTTTGTATATGGGCGGTCCAGCAGTAAGTTCGTGGTGGAACTCAGCACAGGCCCACTATGCCTCTTATTACGCGGAGACCGCCACGGATTCTCCGGGTAACGGGGCTATAGCTGGCCTTTCCTGGGGGTATCAACATGGCGGTGGGTATAACCTTCGATCGATGTGGGGTAATGTTGGTAACGGGCTGAGTTCCTGGGCTAACACTGCACTAACACAGTTCGGAGATAGTGGGTCCAAGATACGGTACTGGTACTTCACCCCAGCCAACGGGGACTTTGTTACCTCAGTCAGCGGTGATGGAGGATTTTCTGGCAACTATACGTATCAGAAGGCTGCAACCTCAGATGCTACGTTGAAACACGATATTGCATATGACGACGGAAAAGCCTCTTACGAAAACATCAGAAAACTGAAACCCTGCACGTTCGTGTATAACGGTGATTATTTAGAACGTGTGCGCCGGGGGATCATCGCCCAGGACGCTTTGCGGGATATCGACAGCGAGTATGTGAAGCTGGTTCCTGCGGCGCCTGAGTTTGACAAAGAGGGGAATCGTTGTGATAAAGACGACACCTTAGCTCTTGATAATAACGTTATCCAGATGGATACGGCGCTGGCGCTGCATCACGCGATTGCCAAAATCGAGGCGCTGACCACCCAAGTCGTGCAGCTGCAGGTTGAGGTTCAGGCACTGAAGTCGTAACGGCATCAGAATGTTCAGCAGTAATTATCATCAACCGCAATTCGAACTCTCTGAAGAGAGAAAAAAGCCCGCACGGGAGCGGGCACAACTCCCTTAGCTTTGTTATTAATCCTGCGTTCATGACGCAGGTAGTTAACATATCGGCGGCATTAGCCATTACTTTAGGTAGGAAGCATTAGCGCTTCGTTTAAAATCATCTAAATTTAATGAAGGTGAATCCCCCTATGCGGCGGGGCAATCCAGTTCTGTAGGTGTAAATATGCTTGCGGCTCGTATGACTGGTAACGAGTCACCGGGAGGCACCCGGCACCTGTATCAGAGTAAGCTGTTTGTTTGTGCTGGTTTCTTTTGCCTGCTTAATAGGCAGGCTTTTTTTTGCGATGTTGATAAGGAGTCTCGGATGGCGAGTGTTGCTTTGTTAGCCGTTTTGTTTGTGCTTATCGTGTCGGGGCTTATCGGCCTCTTAGGGACGTTATTAAATATTTGGTGCGATAAGGAGCAAGTTTAAATACCGCTTAAAATGATGCCTGGTCCGACCATGACTACCAGAACATTAAGGATTATTAAACTATCCTTTAGCTAACATGATGAGGTGTAGTGGATCAGCTAACAGCTTGGAGGCATCATACCTGCTATGAAATTCATTTGTCCTGTTTGCAGAAGTAATCGGTTCTTTTTCACCTCCTTCAATCCCGAGCAAAATCTGCCACACGGCGCGGTATGTTCCGTATGCGGAACCCGGCTTACTAAGCGCTCCATCCTTCCAACTCCGCGCAGAAGGCGATGGCCTAAACAGGTGGTTTAATCATTTGTGACACGAAGCGGCTTGCGATGATCGATGCAGTCCTTAGGGGTTTACATGACTCATTCCGAAACCAGCCACATATTGGCTTCTTCGAAAACTTCTCCCAGTATGCCCAGCATCGGCTTAACCTCTGTCTCTGAAAAATTTCTATGCACTCGCTTGGTTAATTCGGCAGTACAACCAGATGTTCAGCAGTAATTATCAATAGGCACAGCCTCCTTGCCCTGGCCCTTCCTTAAAACTACTGTATGAATACACAGTGGTAATAAATGAGAGGTCACCATGCCCCGTCAATCAGAAATTAACTCGGCTTTCCACGCTGCTATTCAGCTTAACCCCAAGGGCTATCGGTGCTTGCGCACTGAAGACTTTATCCGCGAGTTGGCAAAGGTCCATTGGCATTTCAGCCGAGCCGACGCCAACGAGTGGATACAGCGCTACCAGCCAGATTTCACGGATAAGACAACTGACGGAACCGATAATCACTACTGGATCCTGCGCAACATGGGAATGGTTCACTG